GTGGGAGCGACTGCACTCTACGCTCACAGCGATGAGCGAGAAGCTGACCGACGAGCCGAGTAGTGGTGACGACGATAAGCCCAAGAAGCGGTATCACGAGACCCTGGTGACCAACGCCACCGACCTGTGCTCGCTGCTGACCAAGCTCAACATCACGGGCGACCCGAAGTTGGAAGAGGCACGCAAGCAACTGGAACTAACAATGTTAGGGGCCGACATTGAGGCCATCAAAGAATCTCCCGCGATCCGCGAGAGCATGAAGTCCAAGGTCGATGCGATCTTGGAAAAGTTCGACTGGTAATCAGAGCAACAACGAAGGAGCTACACATGACAACACCCATCCGTCCATCAGCCTACGATGCGAGCCGTAACCTCATCGGTCGCCCGAATGTGCGTGTAGATGCAGACGACTCGAAGGTAGGCACAGTGCCCCACACGCAAGCGCAGATCTACGACACCCTAGATATGCTTGTATCTAGCAAACCCAACTGGCGGTTTGTTGGCACGGACTTTACGCGCCCGGACGCCAACACTCGCGTCTACACCGACTTCAACATCTACGAGGATGACGAGTTTCTCGGCAAGGTAACGATCACGCACAAGGGCAGGAGCTACAAGATCAAGGTTAGCAACGACCGCATCAACGCTGCCCGTGAGCGCGGCACGGGTTACTACACCGAAGATCCGGTCAAGGCACAACTGCGTATCCGTAAGACTTTCTTCAGAGCCAACCAAGACGAGCGTGTCGAGAAGGCTGCTGAGGTGGCGGAGTCGCTACTCAAGAAAGAGCATCAGACTAAGGCGTGGGAATACCGACACTCCAAGGATGCGCTGCTCGACAAGGCGGGTGACTTTGCTGCGAAGAACATGGAAGCGTACCTACAGGCATACCCCAACCTCTTGACTAAGAAGGGTAGGTACGACGATGCACGGGCGAATTATGGTGTTGTGAAAAAGATCAAAGAAGCGTTTGACAATGGCAAGTCAGTTGTCGTAGCATTCGATGGTACGCATTACATTGTCAAGTCTGAAGAAGGCGTCAAGACCCTCTCTGACGAGACATTGCCCTACGAGGTGCGGCGTAAGGTCGGCCTGCTCAAGCTGGTGCAGGACGGTCAGATGATCTCGGATGTGGGCTGTAGGGTGGACGGTGCAACCTTTGTGTTGCTGCCTGAAGATGAGAAGGAGCAAGCATGAAAACACGAGCACTCAAGTTGGTGCGTGAATTGTTTGCGGTGGACTATGTGCCCCTGCATACGCAACGCCACAACCAACGCCAATGGGTCAAATCGGTCCGACAGCTAGGAGATAGATGGCTACTCGCAAAGCAGTACACCCCCGAGCGCAGGCGGTAGACCCACCGCCAAAGGTCTGGCCCTTTCCGACATGGAAGGGTCAGCCCTACACGCCACCAAAGAAACCAAAAGCAAAAACGAAGAAGGTCAGCGCAGACTGGCCCGAGGCATTGTTCTAACCACACTAACATTGTTAGGAGCTAACTGTGATCAAAGAAGAAACCTGTGTCATCAGCCCGCCGAAGTTCGGCGTAACCGATTTCTACATCGAGGGCATCGCGCCCCTGGTGGTCGAGCGGTTCAGCAAGAAGGCCGAGCTGATGGCGAAGATGGCCGAAGGCCAAGCGGCTAGGAACAAGAAGAACCGAGAGGCTCGGGACTTTGAGAAGGACGCCGAGGAAGCACGCTACCGTAGCGCAGAGAATTGGGAAGGCATGAATGCTGCTGCGTTCCGTGCCGCCATGATCAGCGCATGCCGACTGGTTGGATTCAAGATGACGCTCGCCAAGTTGTCTGCGTTCATCGAGGCCGATGGGTTCGACAAGAACGATGGCGTTCCCCTGGTGCGTATCTACGGCGAGAGCCACACCTACACCGCGCATACCCGCAACGCGACAGGTGTAGTGGATGTGCGAGCCCGTCCCATGTACCGCAACTGGGCCGCACGGTTGCGAGTGCGCTACGACACGCAGCAGTTCAAGATGGTGGATGTACTCAACCTAGTTTCCCGGTGCGGGTTGCAGGTGGGTATCGGTGCAGGCCGTCCCGACAGTAAAGCATCCGCAGGCTGTGGGTTCGGTTTGTTTCAGGTAGTGCCGACTGAAAGGGAGAAGGAGGTTATCAAGAAGTACGGCATCCAGTAAGGCAGGCTAGGGTCGGCTTGGCACGGTGTCGCGCGGTAAGGCTCGGCATGGCAGGCCAGGATCGGCCTGGAAAGGTGTCGCGAGGTCGGTCAAGGCCCGGTTGGGTACGGCAACGCAGGCGTGGCAAGGCGCTTAAGGCTAGGCGGGTTCCGGTGCGATCAGGCAGGCATGGCTCTGCGGGGTAAGTCGGGGCTAGGTCAGGTCTGGTGTGGCTAGGCAGGTCTGGCGGGGCAAGGCAAGTCAAGGTTTGGTGCGTTCAGGTCTGATCTGGATAGGCAGGTATGGAAAGTCCGGGATTGGAGAGATTCGGTCCGGTGAGGCAGGTCAGGCAAGGCCCGGCTTGGACGGGCGAGGTGCGGCGACGCGAGGTAGTGCAAGGCAGGAGCGGAATGGCGCGTACAGGAATGGCGCGGTATGGCAAGGCACGGCAGGTATGGTTTTAACTAAGGAGCAAACATGAAAGAGGAACGGAAACTTTTAACCGACATGGCACGGCGCAATGGTGGCGTGCTCAAGGTGGAGGATGTGATTACTGAGGCGAGCAGAGCCGACAGCATCCTGCACAAGCATTTCGAGTGGGACAACACGAAGGCTGCTGAGAGCTACCGCAAGGAGCAAGCACGGTCGCTGATCCAGCGTTGTCGGATTACTCTGGTAGAGACAGAACCCGTGTCCATCCGGGCGTTCGTCAGTCTGCCGACTGACCGGGAGAATGGCGGCGGGTATCGGCTTACCTCAGAGGTGGTAAGCAACGAGTCGCAGAAGGAAGAGCTACTGCGCGACATTCGGTTGACCATCGCTCGGTGGTCACAGAAGTTGCACTTGCTCGACCAGGATATTGCTGACTTGCTTGAGGAGGTAGAGAGCCGACTGAGCAAGCATGAGACAGTTCAACAGGCAGCTGCCTAACAATGTTAGGGATAGCAATGGATGACGAACATCTTAAAGATTTTTACGCAGGGCTAGCGATGCTAGGCGTGCTGAGTGCAGGGCATGAACCTGCTTATGTGGAGGCGGTGTCCCGCACCGCCTTTGATATTGCCGAGCGGATGATGGAAGAAAGGAGTGAGCGCCGTGGAAAGGCAGAGGCACGAGATAGATCAGACGCTTGAGGACTTTGGGCGTGTGGCCTTGTCCCTTGCGGTCTGTGCCGTTCTACTTGCAGGTATGCTGATAAGTTGTGTCATCTTTTGAAACGCCATGCCTTTCACCCTACCGAAGTATGAATGGGGAACTCAACGCGAACTGTGCAAACGATGCAAGCATTACCGACCGAGCGAAGATAGTCCTCGCATCTACTCTGGCAACTTGGTCATGCGCTGTGCCGTCAATCCCTACACCGCAAGCAAGGGGATTGGCACTTGCATCGACAACCGAACCCGAGGCCCATGCGGGGCCGAAGGAAGACTATTTCAACCGAAGGAGCTTGAATGGAAGAAGGAGCAACAGAGCAACCAAAACGAAGGGGTCGGGGACCGGGTAAGAAACCTGCCCTCTTTGCAACGAGCATGAGGCTAAGCCGCGAAGTGATGGATTACTTCAACAAATACCATCCCAAAGACAAGCAAGCCCAAATGCGTGCTGTTCTTACCGAGTATGTTAGAGACGAACTGAAACTGAAGGAGCCCCAAAATGGGACGCAAAAGACTGTCGATGAGTGAGAAGATCCGCCGCTTCCTGGCCGCAAACCCCAACGCCAAGGCCAAGTATGTGGCCGAGCAGCTGGGCGTTAAGATCAGCTTGGTGTACGCAATTAAGTACAAGAAGACTAACAAAGTTAGTCCCGCCGTGCCCAAGGCCAAGCCCGTGGACATTGATGCGGTGCACAAGAAAGCGGTAGTTGGGCTTGTGCAGGGAGAGCTGTTCTCGAAGCCCGACTTGGTCAATCACCCGCCCCACTACAGGGCAGGTGGCATCGAGACCATCGACTTCATCCAGGCTAAGCTGACCCGCGAGGAATACATCGGCTACCTCAAGGGCAGTGCCCTGAAGTACGCCTCCCGCATCGGCAAGAAGGGTGCGCCCGACATTGACGCCGGGAAGATGGCTTGGTACGCTACCAAGCTGCGTGATGTGCTGAACATCACGGCCTGAGCGTCATTGAGTTTTC